CGCGCGTTGGCGCCGGCAGCCCTCGGTGAGGGCCCTGACCTGCCGAGACTTGTTAGTACTCATGGGCACCCGCGCTTGGCATCCCAGCGCGTTCGTGCCGAGGAGTATGTCTTCGATCAGGTTGCGAAGAAAACCGCGCTGATTTTTCCCCCGACTGTCGTTGATGTCGGTGGTTCAGCTGGCGGTCATCGCAGGGCCCTCGCCCGGCGGTCTCGAGTACCGCGCCTCCCGAGTAGTGCTGTTGCCGTGCACATCACTGCCCCGACGACTTGCCCAGCGGACGTCTTGCGTTCTACGAAGATACCGCGTGTCGCCGTTCTGGAGGGGGATGATTGGTCAGTGGTTGCTTGGCGCACCGCTGACCCTTGGATCACTGGGTGTCCACATCGGTTGTCGAATGGGTGTGCGGGTCGTTGTTTTCCCGCAGGAGTCAAGACTTACATGTTTTGCCACTCTTTCTATTATATGACCGATGCCGACCTGTGCGCTTTGCCCGTAGGGGCTGAGCTTTATGTGATCGTTCACCCCTTCAAGAGCGACGTCGACAGTGGAGTCGTCGCGGGTGAGTATACTTGGAGGCGCGTCGGGAATCGCATCTTCATGGATCCGATAGGGCCATGCGGCACGGGGTATGAACATATGGATGTCACGCCCGTGCTGCGAGGTTCCGTCGCTCTGTCGAATGGTTTGACTATTGCCTTCACTGAAGAAGTTCATTATGATGATACTTCGGTGTTTCGTGGCATGGTCACTTCGCAGAGTTTTCCTGGAGTGCGGTTCTTCGATGACTACGCCGGGCGGGCTCCGACCCCGGAGGCCCGGCCCGCACTGGCCCCCGCGTTGCCCGCAGAGCTTGCAGCCTCACTTGGCCGCGAATCAATCTGGCGGGCTTCTGCTAAGGTTGCCATCCGATGGTTGCGCAAGTTTCTTCTTGTGCCCATTGAGGATGGACCTGAGGTGCCTTGCGGTGTCCGGACGCGACCCCTGACGGAGTTCGAGAAGTTGGCTGAGCAGCGTTGTCGTGGATTTCCCCTTCTTGGGACCGCGAAAGAGCGCGCTGAGCACATACGCCGTGCCGCCTTCGGGCTGATGACGCCCACTGGATTGTCTTACGATGAATGTATCACTCTGGTGGTTGCTGCCTCAGTCCGGATTCGGGTTTCTTCGGTGTTGGTTGCTAAGAGCGTGCTTGTCTGCTCCGCGGCTGATTCAGCCGCTGCCGCTGTCTTGGACCTAGACGTCAGTGCGAGGTCCTGGCGCACCACCTTATGGTCATGCTGTGACTGGCTCGGTCGGCTAGCCGTTGTCTCGGGTGGCGCTTCCTTCACGTGGTTCATGTGGAGAGCGTCTCAGAAACCCGAGATATCCGCGAAGCGCCGTGCAGGTGTGTTCGCGCTATGGTTGGTC